GAAACAGTCGAATATCCCTGCCAGGCATATTCCACCGCATTGTTGGTCACTCGCGTGGGAGTGTATCCGGTGGCGCGCCATCCGACTGCATTTCCCCGTTCGTCGCCTCCGATCCAGAACACGCTATTGTCGAGGCGAACCGCTGAATTCATCGCCCCGATCCCTTGCTCTATGAAGCCGCCCGGAACCACCGAAAAAGGAAAAGGAATTTGTCCCGCATCGTAATAAACAACTGTCTTGGTAAGCCCGAATAGCCATACTTGCCGGAAGGCTACCAGCATCGTCACAATGTTATCCACGAATACGCTGACTTGACTTTCCGATAAAGCATTCCATGTCGTGGCATCGAGGGGATTCGACGCCTGAAACGTCTGGCTGTTTTGAAGCAATGCGAGAAAGAATCCATCGCAATAGGCCACCTGAGAAACACCTGTCAATGTCGAAGAAGGAATGGCGGAAAGAGTGTTGTTCGTCATATTGAACACCCAACACTGGCCCGCGCTCGCAATCAGGATTTGCGTGTTTCCGCCGGCCATTGAAACAGGTTTGCCATCCGTAGCTATCGGCCCGTATTGATTGAAGGTTCCATTCGAGAGCACTTCGCAGAAATAGCTTCCTCCGACTGCAAAAGCTCTTCCGCCATTGTAGATTTGCCCTCGAACGGGTGTATCGGGAAGAGTGCAGAAGATCGAACATCCAGGAGTCGGATAAAGAGCCGCAACTGTCTTTCCAGAACCGGATTCCATTGTTTCGGGATACCAGTTCATGGACTGCTGATCGTCGGCATTCCTGCTCTGTGATGTATAAGACCCTCCGACAAGCCCGATGCGTGCCATTAACGCCTCACAATCATGGTGTCGGATCTCCAATCGTAAACTGAATATCCAGTTCCCGAAAGGCCGGGATCGCATCGCAGAATCGGAGAAGGCAGGTTCGCATCCTTCAAGGCCGAAAGTGAATCCATCGCTATTGCCATAATTTCTGGGGGAATCTGCCTTCCGAATTCCGGCGCAATCAAAACTGCGAGGTTATACCGAAGCGCCTGTGCATAGGCCGGAGGAAAAGTAATGTCGGTGGTTGATAGATCGTTCCACGCCGCAAGAGGTTGCCATGAATAAATCACGCAGTTGCAAGCCAATCCAGGAATGACCCAAAAATAAAGCGTCATCTGCGGATCAATGGCCGATCCAGAGCCGCCGCCTGTAGTCACAAATCCATAATCGGCATAGCAGAATAGCGGATAGGAACCTGAAATGTTCTTGACCCGGACATTCGCCCATCCGTCCACATCGAGCAATGTAATGGGCACTTCCGAAGGTTGCGTCGGATTGGAAAGAATCTGGCATCCCATGCGGCTGATCTTGGCCGGGCGAGGCATATTGAAATTGCCAGCCGTTCCGAGAGTGTAGGATTGCTGTCCGAGAACGAAGGGAAAGGTATTGATGTTTTCGCAGAAGATGCGAAGCTGGTCCGCTTGCCATCGATCCAGCATTTGCTGAAGGATCAGCAGGCAATCGGTTGATTCCGCGCCGGAAAGAGTTTCGCCGGAGGCCAAGACCCCGGCCAGCCTCGCGGAACTGGATATGAGGTCGATGGCTTTGATGGCTGGTTCTCCCCGTTACCTCTTTTTGAAAACTTCGTGAACGCTGTTCGCCATCTTGAGGCCTTTGTTCGATGGCAAAGCATTGGTGCTCGGCTGTTCCGGCTTAATTGAATTCAGATGCTCGTGCCGCGCACGCTGACCGCCCTGAACTTCCTTGTCGATTCTGTGACTGCGTTCGAGGGCATGATGCGCTGTTTCGGGAATCGGAGCCTCGACCATCTTATTGACTTCAATGCCGCCCTGCTTCATCTGTGGCATTAGACCTCCTCCACAATTCGCGCCGGGATGTCGAGCTTCATCGGATTATCGACCCATCCCTCTTTTTCGAGCTTTGCCTGATCCTTCCGGCAATCGGCTTCGTCAATCGGAGTCGGGAAGTTCTGTTGCCATCCTTCCGGCACCCAACAGGTGATGTAGGGATGTACGATATTGATTCCCTTGTCCGAGCCGTGGCCGGTGACCTGACCTTGATAGCCGTTCTCGATTGCCAGGTTGTAGGGCATCGGATAGTTGGGATTGATGCGGTCGCCATGCAAGCGAGGCTCTTTGGTTTTGTCGGGCTTCCCGCCTTCACCAACAGGCCATTTCACCGCAAGTTTGTACATCACTTTCGGGTAGTGGGCGTTTTCTTCCGCGACCTGCTCGGCATAGAGCTTGTCCACTCCGGTTATGCGAGGAGGCTTGGGCTGATTTTGCTCCATCGCCCAAATCTGCTTGTCATCGCGGCCTGTTGAATCCCGATTCTCCCGGACCAGGATCATCTCGCTGTTCTTTGGCTGTACTCGGACGACTGGCATTCTCTATTCTCCTTTTTAATGTGTTGGTCCCGGAGGCGGTGGCGGAGGAACGGCTGCTGGCGCTGCCTTCTTTGCGTCGCTTGGCTTCGGGCCAGCCGTCAGGGTGAATTCTTGACCGACTTCATACAGGAAAACATCTTTTTCCGGTGGCGGAACGGGTAGAGAAAGACTTCCCTGCAATCCATCTTCTCCGGTCAGCGTCAATGTGAAATCCCCATTATGTGATTGCGTGTTCTTAGTAACCTTGAGCTTCATAATGCCTCCTTATGTTCCTGTTTCGATGGTGTAGAAAATGGTGATATGCGTGGTACTTGTGCCGCCTCCGGTAAAGTTTCCTGTCGCCTTTGTAATGGTAAGAGGGGCATTTTCGTTCGTCGGAGGATTCGCTGCCGTCGAAGTTGCCGAGAAGTCAAAGACTTGTTGGGCGCGTTGCCCGTTTGTTGGCTGCGTGAATACAGTATTGGCCGCCAGAGCCGCCGACATCGTGCCGACGGCAAATGATACCGCCCCGCCGCCTCCATCACTCAATGCAGTCGTGACGCATAGCTGCCGAATGATGATCGTTTCCGGGCAAATCATCAATCCCAATCCCGGAGCGGCAACCAAAGTAATTGCTCCCGTATTGAGCGTAATCATTTGAGCCGCAGTGAGGATAATATCCGTCCGATAATCCATCTGGAAGGCGGATTGAAGCTGTTGAATCACGTCCGGTGTGAGTGCTCCGAACTTGGTCATGATCGAAGGTACTTGCAGGGTTGCCGCTGTCGGCAATGCAGTAGGTGTTGAGGCCATAATTCTCCTTTAGACAGGAACTGATTCTTTCCAGCCAAACTCTTTTCCGTTCACTTCGACGCCTCGCGTCGGATAGCTTCCCGCCGGCATCCAGTAGGGAATGCCTTCAGGACTCCAATGGATCGGCAAAATCCCGCCGTGCGCCATAACCTTGAATCCTGCCTTCGCTAGTTTCTGGCAGAAAAAGAAATCCACCGAGATTTCCTCAAGCGTTGCCATTTCTTCCGGCTCGAACAGGCCCGGATAATCGTTCAGTTCCTCGATGGTCCTGATCTGCTTGAACCAGGGCTTTTCCATCCTCAGAAAAGCTTCATTGCGAACCATCATTGCTCCGCTTCCGACTGCATAGCAGGGGAAAATATCTCCGAGTTTCCACTTCCAGAATGTTCCCCCTCCGAAAGACTGGAATACCAATGGTTGCGGAGGTTCCTGACGTGTCGTACAGACCGCGCCAGCAGCCATCACGTCAGGTTCCGCATTTTCGAGGACCCGAAGAAGTTCAACCAGAGTGGTGGGCGGAATTTGCACGTCATCATCGACGAACATCGTATATTCCGCCCCCAAATCAAGCGATTGCTGCGCCAGAGCGTTGTAGGCATCGTCCATTTTCTGACCGAGTACATGCAGCCAGACATGAATCGAATTGCGCGGCTGCTGCAAGTTCTGCATGGCGATATGCCATTGCGGAATTACAGGCCTTCCGCCGAACGCCGTCGCTATGGCGAGCTTCGGTTTCATTACGTGCTGTGGACCGCCGGATACCAAAGAGCCGAGCCAAGACTGGTATCCAGGATGAAGTCCATGAACGTTGCCGCTGTTCGAGCCGTGCAACTTGAGGCAATCGCCGGTCCCGATCCGCCGCCGCCGGAGTTGAATACCGCCGCACCGTCGCAGATGATCGAAATGCGATAACCGTTGACGTAGTTTTCCTCTGAGTTCGGCCCGGAGTTTCCAAGCAAAGCCGAAGTGGGAGGCTGAATGTTGGTGATTGCTGTGGTTCCGGTCAAATGAAACAACGGACCAGGGGCTTGAATGGTCGTCGCCGACGCAATTGATACCGATGATCCCATGTTCGGAACGTCGGGCTGAACCAATGTGAAAGCGTCAATGGCCGGACGGAAACCGAGAAAATCGGTATTCAGTCCGAAAATGAAAGGTGTCAAGGCTTGATGCGCCATTGCCCTGGTTCCATTCATTCCACGCTTGACCTGTGCAATGGTCGCCGAAGGAAGCGCGACGATTTGCATGAGTTCATGTTCGACGAGCAGGTAGGTGATAACGCCCGTTCCCGGAGTGAGCGCCGTGCCAGCACCTTGAAAGTTCGATGCCGTTACGCCCGTGCCGCTCGTCAGCGTTACTGTCGTACTCGTCGGAGTCATTGCAGTTGCGATGGTGCTGTAAGCGAATGCCATGTGTCATCGTCTCCTTTACGCCATCACACGGCAGGCAGTTTCCCCGTAAAGGGTGGCCCATCCGTACAGGACATCGAAACGCCCTGGTAGTCTGTCGGAATTGATGTCATATGCCTTGATGTAGCGCATCGAAAGTCCCAACTGATCCGAACTCTTGCGCTCGGCCATGATTACCCCGCCGGTCGGCACAACCATATCCGCCATACCGAGAGTGAAACTTCCCTTGTGGAAGCATAGACCTTGCGGAGAGTTGGTATTGGCCGCGCCGAATACGTTGATCGTTGCGCCAGCACCGGGAGCCGCGACGACGTTCTGGAATGGGCCGGAAAGTACGATGGCCGGGTAAATGGGTACAGCCGCCGTGCCGCCCGATGAAGTGACGTTCGCGGTAACCGTAAAGCATTGAAGCGATCCGGTGGAAGTCTTTTCCTGCGGGTTGACCGAATAGCAGCCTGTTGACCCTGATCCGATGGTAAAGACGTTCCCTTGAAGCAAGAGGTTCGCCACTGACCCGGCGTTGCTGATGTTGAGTGTCGCGCCGGACTGACCGCCTGCGTTGACCGTTGTTCCTGCGTTCAAAGCCCCTACCGTGTTGATCGCCACGTTCTGATCCATCGCCCAGGCCGCACCGATGGCATAGCCCATGTAACCCTCTTCATACTGCTCGCGGATTCGTTCCGAGGACTGGAACAAACCCTTGAGAGCGTCGACGATGGGAGGCTCCATTGCCTGGTTGATGATGATGGCGCGTGGAGTCTTTGCCGCAGCGTTATCGTTCAACTTCTGCATGGCTTGAAGATAAGTCAGCAGGGCGTTCGGAGGCGTTCCCGGAGTCCCGACTGCGTTTGCCACGTTCAGATATTGAAGCAACCCATCGGCATCAACCTTGTTCGCAATGCGGGCCATTGCCGGCTTCAGGAACCGATCCGCGAAGTTTTCGATGTTCAGGGTGAAATCTTCTGAAGTGAAGGTCGTGTCCACACCGAACTGAGTGGTGAGAACGAGCTGAACGACTGTTTCAATCGCATCTTCGGTCGAAAGACCCTGCCCGGAACGGCCTGTATATTTGGGTGGTTTCCTGATGTTGAGGATCGTGCCAATCTGTGCGCCCTGCTTGCCGAAATCCTTGTCATACTCACGAACGACTTCCTTGGTGAAGGTCAGTTCGTTTTCTAAGACCGGCAGTGACTCCATCGTCACTTGGCCGATCGTCAAAAGTTGGTTTGCCAAGTTGCTCTCCTTTCAAAGATAGAATCGTTTTCCGATTCCGTCCCTGGGCGGAGAGTTTGAGGAGCGCTAGGCAGCTTCCTCGCGGGGATGTGACTGCGGATACGATAAAGCTAATTTTTAGAAAGTCAAGAACTTTCGTTCAATCGTCTGTCTGAGCGTGTAAATTACAAGTAAATATCCAAGATTTGAACGAATCAATCATGTAATTGGCAGTCGCTATTTCAGTCTCGTCGGTGGTAATGAAACCCATTGGTGTGTCCACTTCTTTTTTGTTCTGATAGAGAATAATTACGTGTTCCATGTTTTCGGCATGTTCAAGAGCTTCCATAAGAGCATCAGTTACTGAATTTTTTGCTATTCGTTTCACCTTCGGCCTCTCGATTCCCGGCGTTGCTGCCTTCGCAACCGGATATATTCGTCCGCGTCGCTTTCGGCGTCGCTTCCGTCTTGGTTTCCGGCTTGATCTTCAGTAGGTCGGACACGGCCTCTCTGAACTTCAGAGGGGCCAGAGACAGGCGAGCTTTATTTTCACGTTGCATAGGCCGCAGTCTACCATGTTGTGGATTGAAAACCAAAAATAACCTGTGCGCTTGCTGTTGCATCATAACTCGTGTAAGGTGGCTGAACCGTGAAACGAAAGACCCCCAAAAAAAGGAAGAAACCGAGCCTCACTGAATCAGCTCGAAAGGTTACGGCGATTCTCGAAGAGCATCTCTTGACGCTGCCTGTTGAAGAGCGCGAAATGTATGTTGCCTCATTTGAACGCGGAGTCCTCAGAGCTTCCCGCGCAAAGCGGCGCCCCTCCGAAGGGCGTTTAGGCTGACATAGCACCACCTACCTTCTGGGGGCTTCGGTGAACTGCTTGGCCGCACTATCCGAGGCCCCTGAACTTCCCGAGCATATTACGAAAAAATACCATTCGCCGAAATTATCGCCTACCTCTCGATTCCCGGCGTTGCTGCCTTCGCAACCGGATATATTCGTCCGTGTCGGTAACTTGATTGAGTTGAACCTGTGGCCGGATATTGTTGCCTGTCAGCCGAAGTCCAGGTGCCGGGGCCTGCGATACAAAGTCCGATGGCAATACCGCGAGACGTTCGGCAATTCTCCCCACTTCAACTACTTGCTGAAGATCGTCCATTGCCATCAGACTTCGGGCCGCAAGATCGTTCTCCGGCTTTGCCAGCCAGTAGGCTACTTCCGGCGCTGCCATTCGCGTTATTGCCGTTCGTGCTGATTCCGACATGGTCAGACCTCGAACATGAGCCGCTTCGAGAGTCGTGTTGAAATCTGGATGCCCGGCCATGAAGGATTTTCCTTTTTCAAGGAACCTGTCGAACTCCTCTTTCTTGATCTGACTGATCGGCGTCGGAGATTGCGGCTCAACCTTCGGCTGTTCTGTTTTCGGAACTCCATTCGTTCGCGCTCGCTCATCTGCCGCCCATAATGCCATTGCCGCATGATATTCGTCGGCATCGGTAAACTCATTCATTCGTGGGCGAGGCTTTGGTTCTGAACTCGGAACTGCTTCCTTTTCAGGCTCGACGGTTGTTTTTTCAGGATCAATGGTTCCAGGAGGGATTGGCGCATGACTCTTCTCCGCTTCGAGTCTCGCAGCCTTTTCTTCGGCTTCCGCTTTCTCTTTGGTAAGAGCATCAATTCTTGCTTGTACTCCACCTTTCCCCGCACGCGCTTTTCTCTTAACGTCCTTGCGTTCTTTGCGTTCCTCAAGGTAAGCATCGGTCTTTTCGATCTCCGCAACTTCAGGCGTCGGCGGAGGAGGTTCAGAAGGCGCCGGAGGTTCGGGAATGACTTCAGGGATCGTCGGAGGCGGGACAGGCAAATCATTCACTTCGCCATCGGCACGCTTCTCAAGATATTGCTCGGTGATTTCCTGCTCGGTCGGGGTTTCTACTACGGCATTATTTTCCGGCATTTATGCCCTCATCTGACAAATTCTTAAAAATGGGTGCTGCTTGATTTGTCGTTAATCCTAATTCCTCTGGATAGAAAAACAGGACTTCGGGTTCCCTAATGCAGCAATACATATCTTCCCAAGAATCATAAGACAGGGGCAACCCGCATTTCGGGCAATTAGGCTCCGGCATTGTCGCCTTCCGACTGTTGCGCTTGAGCTTGCTGATCCGAGGCTTGCATGGCTTGTGGTTCCCTAAATTTCTTGTGAATCTTAATCACAGAATCGGAATCCATAATAGCCATCAAAGATTCAAGGGAATCGAATAACTTCCATCCTGCCATCATATCCACAGAAAATAGGACCGTTTCTCCGTCCAAAAGCATCACAATATACATTCCCTGTGCGGACACTTTTGAGACAATCTGACCTTCCCATCCAAAAGAGCCACCCATAGGCACCGTGTGCCAAGAATGAAACCATTTGCCTATCAATTCATCGTCAGGTTCCGGCATTTTTTATCCCCATAAAAGTTCTAAATTCTTTCCAGCACGCAGGGCAAATCATCCACACCGTTCTACCTTGACGTAGAAGATCAACTTGATCTGACTCATATAATTCATGCCATTGACTATCATTCGATTGAGGTTCAGATGACTGCCTTTCAAATGTATGACAACGATGACACCAAAATGCATTAAGCATCTATGCTCCTAGCTCGCCCATCCCATGCTTGCCATTAAAACCGCTCTCTTAAATTTCTGATAATCGCCAAGAGTCATAGATATTTTAATAATTTGTTCTTCATTGAGATGTTCTGAATCTATGTCATAGGACAAGGAATCGGGATCAACTCCTCTTAGTACAATCTGAGCACATTCAAATAATCTTTCCCGATCCGCTCGAATCTTCAGGTCCGATGGAGGGAATCCTCGATCATTCTCAAGAGCATTGAAAATCCTCTCACAACTATCGGTCCATGGGGTCATAGAAAATCCAAATACTAGAGGGCCATTACCTTTGGCTTTTAAGAACCGGAACCAATTTTGCACACGCTCGTCTGGGGTAAGTGTCCGATAGCCGTTCCTTCTCGATGTCTCGCAATTTAGGGCTGTTATGTCGGAATGGCATAATTTACATAATGGAATCTTTTGAAGATTCTCGCTTTCGTAAATAATGTGATGTAAATGCTCAGCAGGAAATACAGACCAATAATTCATAAGGCATTTGAAACAGCATATTTCACCTATCTTCATTGAGCATTCTCCTGCGGCTGCTGCGCGGCTTGCGCTGCCATATCCGCTTCGTGTCCCTGTTGCTGCTGTTGCATTCCGGCTTCGTGCTGTTGATCAGATTGTTGCGATTGGAGTGCTGCCTGTCTCTCAAATTCTTGGCTTTGCTGTGTCAGAGCCGCTTCATGAGCGGCATTGTGGGCCGCTTCCCACTTCGCAAAATCAATCTTTGCCATGTCGAGCTTCGCGTTGAGTCCCGCAATTTCCACCTGAGCCGCCGTCTGAAGCTGTGCAATCTGCATTTTGCCTTGCTGCTGAATCGTTTCGGTCTTGATCGTGTCCATCATTTCCTGATTGTGCTGCATGAGTTGCTGGTTAACCTGTTGCGCCTGCTGAAGCTGTGTCTGCATGGTCTGAAGCTGGACTTTCGGATCGGATTGATCCTCTCCGGCAAGAGCCTGTTGTGGAACAAGCGTTTTCATGCGCTTGGCAATTTCCCGCGCTCCAGGCATGTCCGAATTCCCGACAATGATGTCCCCGGCTACCTTGATGATTTCTCCGGTTTTGTCGGCTTGGGCAAGCTGCATTTGCATGTTGAATGCTTCTTGTCTCTTTGTGTTGTAACTTGGGCCGACATCGATGACAACATCGTATGTGCCCACTGAGAGATCGTAGACTTCCTTGATGTCCGCTGTTTTGAGGGCTTCGGCGGCGTTATCTCTCCCGGCATGGACGATAACGTGATTCGTCGAGCCGTCGGGTTTGATAATGCGCTGTACCCTCGGAGCATCATAGATGAAGGGTGCAGCGTCGAGAATAACTCTCCCGATATGGCGTAAGGTTCGACTGAGATTGTCGGTGAAATTGAGATTGGTAAGCCCTCCCTGCTTTTGAAGCAGGTCGATGGCTTTTCCCGATTGATCCGTTTTGGTTTGTCCGAGACTCGGCTCATATATCCCCGTGACCGATTTCAGGTCCTGATCCACCGCTTGAGACATTGCAAGGATCGCCTGAATCGGAGGTTCAAACTGGTTTCTTTGAGGCAATGACGGTGCAGGCTGCCCGGTAGTGGTCACTACATCCGCTTCGAGATAGGCATAATTCACGATATTCGCGTTCTGCCACTTTCCGTCCTTGAACTGCCCTTTCCATCCTACCCACGGTGCCTTTGGCGCGAGCGCAATGACTTCAGCAGCATAGCTTCGGAAATAATTGATAGATCTCTGCGCGTCTTTCGCATTCCGAATGATTCCATAGAGTTCCCGCTGTCCGTTGACATCGAAATCCTCGCCGAGACATGGAATCAGGGGAATGTAACCGATTGTTCCGGGGAAGTCGTAACTGTCGATTTTTTCGATTGCATTAATCACATCGCATTGGGCTGTGCATTTGCGGTATCTGCGCTTCTTAAGAATCTTTGGCTTTGGGCCGTCTGCAGTCAACTTCGCATATTGCTTTGCTTCCACTGCTTTGCCATCTTCGAGCAGATACAATTCCTCATCTTCCCATTCCTTGTGCCAGTATTCGGCAACCCGGATTGTCTTGTTATCGCCCCATCCTGGGAAATTGTCGCCGATCGAAGAGAAGTCCGAGAGCGCAGCTAATGCCGTATCGGGAAACAGAATCTTATATTCCTCGTAATCATAATCGCAGACCTTGAACTTCCAGTTCGCGTCCGTTTCATCGGCACACTGGCTCATCGGATCGCAATACACAACGAATGGGTTCTTGATCCGTCGAATGTAGATTTCCTGATCGAAAGTTCGTCCGGGAAGATAATCCGTGCACAGTTCGAGATAGCCTTTGCCCGATGCAACCATGTGCTCAAAGCAGCAATCCTCGGCCACCTCGGAATCCGAATTCACCTGAATGTGTCTGACAATCCCTTGCCAAATCTCGGCTGTATCAACATCAGCCCCATCGCCGACAGGCTTGACCGTAATGGCAGGTCTTTGCGCTCGTTGCTCATTGACAATTTGAGACTTGATGGCCGGCATCCGGTTGATCGTGAGGCAAGGTCTGTTCTCTTCCGAACGCTGCGTTTTCGTCTCGCCGGGCCACTGCTCGCCGATTAGAAACTTCAAATCCTCAAGTGCTTTTTCGCGGAAGGTGTTCTCGCCATCTACTGCGAGTTTGAAACGTGCTTTGGCATGAGCGAGGAAATCCTTTGTTTCTTGCGGGGTGGCTTCGTAGGCTTCCGCTACTTTTGTCGGAGTATCAGTCTGCGCGTCGGCCATTTACCAGGTTGAACGTCCCTTCATTCGGATTGCCGCCGTTCCACGGTCCAATGATCTCTTTGGTGTGGAAGAATTCTTCGCTCACTTTGTCCGTCTTCACCGATGCGCTGATCTTAATGTCCGGGATAATGCAGAAAATATCCGCCTCTTGCACTAAATGGATCATCGGGTCGGCGTTCAAGGGAAGCGGACGTTCGAGAGGGCCGGAGAAATCACAGCCTGTACCTTTGTTCTCGCCGGAGGTGAAATCATTCCATTTCGAATTAAATAATACCGACATGCCCGGTTTTACTTCGAGTGGTTCTCGGCGACCGGGAATCCAGTGGTAGGAATCGCCTTTGCTGTTCACTGAGTGCTCATATCCGGCACAATCGGTATGCCCGGAATTACACTTCCACCATCCGCCGTCTTTCCATTTTCCAGGACCGACAGCAAGCACAATCCCCTTAATGCCTTTCGGTGCATCCGTCAATCGAATGGAAGTTGGTTCTTCGACGCGCCGGATTAGAACATGGTCGCCGCGGACTTCCATTTACTTCCCCTTCGAGTAGTGATGTGTCACGCCTTCATGCTTATGGGCTGGAAGAGTTCCGGCAACAGGTCCGTTGTGAGGTTCACCGCGCTTGTTCATGCCTTTGTCGGGAGGTGTGTGCTTGGTTTCGAGATGTTCATGGACATGTTCAATATGCTTGGCTTCCATTCGTGCTCCTTTGGGCGTTTCTTTATTGCCGCGCATCGCTCCGATGGAGTTCATCACTTTATACGGGATGTCGGATTTTGCGCCATATTCGGATTTGAGTTTATCTTCGAGGAATTTAGGCATTGGCCCTCCTTCGATCTCCCTGATCTGGCAGAGTCATATTGAGCGTCACATTTCGGGCAATCGCCATTGACCGGCCTACCATGATCGCATTTTGTAATTTCTTCCTTCACAACGCCAATTCCACAGATATTTCCACCGCTCCAAGCTATCACTCGAAAAGGGGTAAATCGATGAAGCAAAAATGCAATTAACCTTTGCATTAAACCCCCATCCACCCACCTCTTGGGATTCGAGGCGGTTCGCGCCGTGAGTCTACAGCGTCAGGCGGTGCAATGTCCACAGCAAATGTGAGACAGAGCGTATCCGCGCAATCCGGGCTGTGCATCCCGCGCTTCTTCATCATCTCTTTGGCTTCGATTATCACCGATCCGTGCGCTCGCTTGCCTTGAGCGTAATGGAATTGAGGAGCCGTTAAGTCTTGCGCGAGTTCTTCGTTATCCGGGATTTCGGCTCCTGCTTCAAGCCAGCTCTTACACTTGCCCCAAATTTCCGCGCGGCGATTGAAATACTTGATGGGATCGTACGCAGATTCCGCTCCATCGAATCCAATAACTTCATAGCCGAGCGCTTTGACATAGTCGACGACTCCCCCACCGATGCCCCCGGCGTCAATGACCGTGGCTTGAGGCTTGAGTTCAGCGATCCTTTCAATGACTCGATTCGCCGTGTATTGCGTGTCTCTGTTCCTGAACTTTTCGATTTGGACATATTTCCTCCCCTGCCGATAGCCGATTACGGTCTGATCGTCCCCGAATCGGGCGACATCGCAAGCAAGTATTCGTGGCAGGTATTCATAGCCCTCGGCCCGAAAATGCCTTGCCCTGTATACCACGTCTGAACCAATAAATTGAGTGTCCCCTTGTCGGGGAAATACTCCACGAACGCGCACCCGGAAGAAATCCGAATCTTCGCCTTCATCCTGTTCCCATTGCTTGTAAAGCTCTTTGTTAGTCCCTTCCACGGTCCTTGAATCAATGTGACGATGACGCCAGCGATGAGATTGGCTTCCGAAACATTCAAAGAATGGCCCATCATTAAGTGTCGGATTGCCAAAGACAAGCCACAATATGACTGTCTTTTCATCGGTCAAGGCTCCTTTCGTCACTTCCCAAATGGGCCGGTCAATCGCGCTTGCCTCATCGAAAATTACCAGGATCAGCTTGCCGGCATTGTGCAATCCCGCAAAGGCCTCTGTGTTTTGGGCGCTCCACGTCTCGAAATCCGCTCGATAAGTTGCTCGATGCTCCGGGTCGATGACCGATATTCGAGTCGCTTGCACATCCCAAAAGTCTTTGTCGAAAGCCATCCTAAACCATTTGCTGCATTCCGGTTGCGTCTTCGAGCTTAATTGATTCCCTGTATTGGCTGTAATGATGCATCGAGCGTCGGGCCAACAGGATAAGGCCCATTTGAGGATCATGGCGACCAGCGCTGATTTGCCGATGTCATGGCCGGAAGCTACAGCCGACTGGTAAGGCATGTACCTTGTTTCGGGATTTGATAGGTGCTCGGAAATTGCTTGAAGTTCTTCAGCTTGCCAGGTTCGGGGGCCGATTGAGCCGGAAAGTTCGCCTTCTCCCCAGGGAAATATGGCTTTGACTAAGCCGAGCGGATCGTATGCATAAGAGGCTATTTCTTCGATGAGTTCGAGGGCGCTATTGTCCATGAGCCTTTTGCTTTCCTATTCCATTTCGATAATGCCTGACGACAACTGCGGCGGGTTGGGCAGGGGAATATTTTCCCGCACATTGGACAACATAATTTATTGCCCACGCTTGGCTCTCATCTTGGCTAGCGCTTCGGCATAGCTGAAAGTCACATTCGCGTCGATTGGCTGGGTCGGCATTCCGAATTTGTAATTCATCAGAGTGCGCCAGACTCCAAAGCCTGTCTTGACATCTTCTCCGGTTACATATCGGCAGGCGAGACGTTCCAGACTTTCGCAATCCTGCTGGCCGGATTTCTTCAGCATGGACTCGACACGCGCAACGAATCGCTTTGCATCGGGAGTAGTGGTGCGGCTTCCTTTAGGTCGAGCCATATTCGAGTTTCCGGGAGTTTATATCACCGATTTCATGGGTTTTCAATGGTTTTAGTACCCTCCCGAAAATAATCCAAAATAAAGCTTGACACACTCAGCACTCAGTGTTACAGTCACATCATGAACGGAACACAAACAGTCCTAACCAATCACAAGTGCAAACGGTGCGGCCATGAGTGGGAATCGAAGCTGAGTTCCCCTGTGCGCTGCTCGAAATGCGGCTCGCCTTACTGGGACCGGGAAAAACTTAAACCACGCCGGAAATGAGGACCGATATGCCCGAAAATTCCTATTGGATCGTCGAATCGCCGAAAGCCAGCGAACGTCTAGCTGAAGCCGATTCCAGGCTCACTAGGGAGTTCCTGGCCGAATGTGAGTTCACCGCTGATCGAGTTTCGACCAGTCGGATGCTCAAAAATGTATTCTGGATTCTTGTCACTGCCGGAGTTCTCTTTGCCGGAGTTTGGGGGATATTCGCGCTATGAAAAACCTAATCTCTGAGGTCGAACGCGCCCATGAAGCTGCTGAAATTCTGTGGGAAGCATGGAAGTCGGCAAAAGAGAAAGTCAAAATTGCTCAAAATTCAGCCGATGAGCTTCACAAACAATGGTTTGAGGCCGATAAACGCTACATGCGCCTGAGAATCGAAAAGGAGATCGCCGATGCTAACGCCCGATGAACAGCTCGAATCACGATGTATGCCGACCGACTACGAAGAAGCTGTGATGTACCTCGAAGAAAAGCATGGAATTACGTTCCAAGAGGCCGAAGAGATGTATTCGGACATGATGGCCGATTTTGCCGAAAACGCGATGGACCGCGAAAGGGGAAACTGATGGAAGCCGAAAACGAAATGATCGAAGATGTGATTAACTATGAAGCAGTGCCGGTCACTGGCCCAGCCCCAACATTCAAGTGGCGCATGTCTATGACCATCGGTAAGATTGCCTCAGCACTCGCAACCGCACAAGGCAAATTCGATCCAATCCTCAAGGAAAATGACAATCCGGCCTATCGAGGCTCCAAGTATGCCGACCTCTCTTCAATTATTGCCGGAACACAGAAACACCTTGCCGATGTCGGGATTGCTGTAATCCAGATGCCCCATGCTGAGTTCGGTTCCGACGATACCAAAATGCTGACTCTTACAACCATGCTGGCCCATTCATCCGGCGAATGGATTATGTGCGACCTCGAAATGCCGGCGATGATGCGGGAACGCTTCGATGCTCAATCGGTGGGATCGGGAATCACTTATGCCCGTCGCTACGCCCTTCAATCCATGCTAGGCGTTGCCGCAGAAGTGGACGATGACGGCAACAAGGCTTCTGGTGTCGGGACGCGGGAACAAGCCCAAGCGGTCGGAGCACAGAAAGCCGCCGATAAACAGGCCGAAACGCCAGCCCCCACCCTTGAAATCGTTCCCTGGAAACTCGACACACTCATACTGAGAGGTCTAGCGGTTGGGGTGTTGCGCTCCATGATGACTCCGGCTCAACATACCCAGGTAAACATGAAATGGGATAAAGAAGCACGCGCTTGGGAAGTCCGCGCTGCAGACGGCAACCTGGTAGCTTCCATTGCCGAGAAATTCAAAATTCCGGTGAAATGGATCGAATCGAACGCATAGAGTTACCGGGTTCGATTCCCGGCTATGTGGCCCGCATAGCATATTCGGCAGGTCGCCGAATGAGAGGTTTGAGTCCTCTAGGGCAAAGTTCCGCACTTCGCAGCCTGCCTGCCGGCAGGCGGGCGCGGAAGAATCGGGATGGGCCGGAAGCTGGGAGTTTCTGGCCCTTTCCCGAAAAGAAAGTGAGCCGAAAATATGAACTGGTTGCGCCGAATACTCGAGACGCGAATCGAAACCGAATATGGAGAGCGGTTGCGCCGGATCAAGCAGCTCCGGCTCGGTCATGACGCTCCCATCCAGGCCGAAATCGACAGGCTCATCGTCGAATTGGAGGAACGCGTTGAACGCGAAAAGTAAATCCCTGCGTGAATGGCTATCCGAACAATCCGTGCCGCCCGACCAGCAAGCGAAACTCGAAGAGTTGTTCCGATTGCCGGATAAATGGGCTGTAAATTTCGGTGGATCAAACCTCGATTCCGCCGAAGAACTGGAGAAAATTCTCGATGAGTGAAAATCGGAAACAGACGCAGGCCGAGACGATACTAAAAGTCCTGCAAGATTATGCGGGGTGTTGGGTTCCCTGCTACATATTGAGGTCCCTCTCGATGTCCCACACGCGCCGGATTTCCGATCTGAAGGAGCGCGGCCACATAATCGAACTTCGGGATGAATATGTGGACGGCCAAAGACGCACGGCCTACAGACTCGTAAAATCTTCTTGACGGAGCGCGTCGAAAATGAATACTATGATCTCCAGGGATTTGGACCTTCTTCCGGTAGATCGCCTTGACAGTGACGCCGGAAAAGGTCCAAGTCCTAGAAAGTCACTGTCAAATGCCCTTAGATTGCCGACAAAACTTTCCGGTCTCGACGACACTATTTCCGAAAATAGCGGTCTTTTTCTGCGCACTTTATCGTCCTGCTCTGACCCACCCTGTCAACAGGCAACCGCATGTGTGCGCTTTTTATTTTTGCCTCATTGGTCAGGTTATGTGACAGTGGGGCAAGAGCGGGAACCCCACCTACCCATAGGCCAACTGTTTTCGATCTTCAAACCGCCTGCATGAAATCTATGCGGGAAGAAGAGGGTATATGGACTTTGAGGAATTTTGGCGCGAATATCCGAGAAAAGTTGGCCGGATGAAAGCGGAAAGAACTTGGAAACGCATGTCCGACAATGAACGCTACATGGCGATTCGGGGTCTAAGACTGTGGTGTCAGACAGTGCAATGGCAGTCAAATGGCGGATTGTTCGTGCCCTATGCTTCGACGTTTCTGAACCAAGAACGCTGGCGCGAAGAGCCGTGGACCGGAGCGTTCGGCGAGAATGGAATTGCGTTTTAAGTGCTGGAACGTATCCGAAAAAGGGAGCAAGCGCGTGTCGAAACTCGGAAATGAAATCCTAAAACGTATCGGGGAGCACAACCGAGCGACCAATCCCCGCCTTGGCAGGGAAGACTTCGAGCAATGGATTTCGGAAGGGAACATCACCCGATTCTGGTTCGAAGCAGTGTGCGCCTCATCCGAGGGAACCATTAATTGCATGACGCCGAAAGAAACGCTTGACACGCGTAGATAGTTAGGATTATCATAACGAATATGCAACCTGGACCATACACATTGACCTGTAAAAGATGCAAGCATACTTGGCGTCCGAGGATCACACCGGAACTTCCAAGAGAGTGCCCGGAATGTAAAAGTCGGCGCTGGAATGAGGCAAAATCGGCCTCTAGGATGCCGAATAACGCACCGCCAAGCGCCGTAGCGCGTTCGGAGGAAAAGTAACGTGGTCGGAGCCAAAAACTCGGAATCGGGCGTCCAAAAGTGCTCCTGCGGACATTCTCACTTTGAGATCGGCAAGAAAGGGCAGCCCATTCGGACCGAAGAATGTCTCTATCAGGAGCATTTCAAGTTTTGTCCCTGCCATTCGTTCCGGCCAGTGAGGGAAGCCCGATGACTCCCGAAAATGAGAAGGCTATCCGCGAGGAAATGGGAATCGAGAAAGATGCATGGCGTTCGCTTCATCAGAATCTTCCACTGTCGGTTTATGACACATTGCTAGTCGGCCTGGGTCGGATTGCGCAGGCTAATGGAATTAGTCCTGGATCGTTTTTCGACGATGACAAGAACAAGCAATTCATGGGGCCGAGAGTTTTAGTTTGGGAAATGCTGGTCGAGCTTATCCGGCGGTCCGAGAATGAAAGCCTGAGAGTCTAGATGGCCCGATTCGGAAAGGAAGATCGTGAACTTACCCGACAATACCTAAAAGAGAAACGATTCCTTGACCGGAAAAGCAAGGTTCTTGTCAGACTTGACGGCACACTCAGGATCGTCCTATCAGGTGTGGACAAGTCAAATCTACGTCTGCAATGTTTCGAGCGGGACGGCTACAAGTGCGTGGATGCAGGAGATGGACACACTTGTTACGGACCGCTCGAAATGAGCCACGATCCGGCAATGAGCAAATCGGCTGGCAGCGACGTTCTGGAACAGGTATTCGCCAGGTGTTGGAGAGCGCATGTGATTTTCGATAAAAAGAACTGTCCAGCGCATTTCTAGGGAGATGATGTGCCGAAAAACAGGTATCCATTCGAGGCAAGCGTAAATGGACTCATAGAACAAACAAGGATGGTTTGCCGTGTGGACAGCCTCGCCTATGAGTATAAATTTCACGATACCCGAAGGTGGAGATTTGACATAGCGTTGTGCCGAGAGAAGATCGGGATTGAATATCACGGCGGATTGTTTATGTCGAGGCGCGGAGGACATCAGTCGGTAAAGGGCGCTCGGAACGATTGGGAAAAACTGAACGAGGCTCAGATTCTCGGATGGATGGTATTGCAATTTGGCCCGGATGAAACTCGCACCGGATCGGCCATGCTGGTTATTGAACGCGCAATCAAGTCACGTCTCGAAGCAAGGTCATGACGCAGGTTTCGTGCGTCGGCTAAACGGTTTGCCGGGGACTGCTTAAAGGGCTGGCACGGCAGAGTGGGGCCGGGGATGTTCATGGTAGCGTCCCCGATTACCACGGAAAGGAAGGACAGCAATGGTTGAGACGCCGGAAAAGATGGACGACATCGCGCAACGGGCAAAGCGGATCGCGGAAGAGACGTTGCCGTGCATGTGTGAAGCCGATCCTATCCGAATTACTGGCTGGCATTGTTGTCACAAAATTATGCGCCCAGCCGTCGAATCGGCTGTCTCGAAGCTGCTGGTCGAGAATGAGAAGCTGCGGGAGAAGCTGGAAAAGATGGCGGATTTAGCTATTAAAGAGCTTTGCTGGATGTGTGCTACTGGTCTTCCTGTCTTGGATATATCCAGAATTGGTCCTTCACACTGGATCAATAACGAAACAAGATGGAATAGTTGTGAAGCATCGGATTTTCGAGCCGCCATCGAGAGGAGTTCCCGGCCATGAGCGACGCGATCATTGCTGTACTCATAGTTCTTGCGGCTGTCGGATGCTACGCTCTTGGATATTCGGACGGTAAGCTAGAAGAACGTGAGGCTCAAGATTGGAAACGGATGGACGAATTGATTGCGAAGGTGCGCCGATGAGCGCACCGAAGCGCAATCCAGATTGGGAAGAACGGGAGCAGCGAGTCGTCCGGCAAATTGACGGTCACTTCTGCAACGATTGGGACGGTCTAGCAGTGAGCGCATGGACTCAGGAATATGATGGCTGTGTAGACTTCAAAAAGTCCTGGCTTGGCCGAGTCATCAATCGTTTCTGTGTGTGGCAATCCAACCTCTGGTCGAAAGAGCTACTTTCAATCTATCGTTGCCCATATTGCAATAAAGACCTGACTACCAATGATCCAGTAGCGACAGTTGATAGATTCAAGAATGTTTGTCATAGAGAGTGTCTGCACAAAGCACGCGAGCGTACCCGATGACCCACGATCTATCCGCACTCGAAACACTGGCCCGGAAATGGCAATGGGACGATCAGCGTCACGGAACTTGTTGTCACGCGCATTGTAGTACTGAACTTCTCACCGCTATCGCTCAGTTGAAACAGGGCAAGCCGGATGCGCCGGAACTCGAATCCAAGCTGCGTTCAAAGACGTTCATTTCGGATGCAATGGCTGGAACCTATGAGTTTTTCACCGAGGAACAAATAAGGTGGCTAATGGAAACTTTCGGCAACGTAAAGTATCAGCCCTCTGCGCCGACCCAAGCGCAAGCGCCGCAGGCCGACACGAAAGAGATGGTGGCATGGGTCGAAGATTACCTGGTCAAAAGCTGTGACTTGTTCAGGAAAGATGCTGAAGCTATTGTAGCCGAATTTCGGAGAAGGAACTGGCCTACTGAGGCCGGAAAGCGAGAGTGATGCCATTTTGCCCGGACACTTAACTGAGTCAGGCATTCAGCGCTAACCGGGGGACCGCATCCGGTATAGAAAATACGCAAATTTCGGAACTGGAAATAGCAGCTTGTCGTGGCACCGCCAGCCGGGAATGGCGAAGAGGAGGAATGATGGAACCACATCAGGACAGAGTCGTAGCCGAGAAGGACGATCTTCGCGTGAAGCTGGACAAGCTCAAAGCATTCATCATGGAAAGCCCCGTATTCAAAACGCTTCCGAAGGAAGAGCAAAGCAGGCTCAACCGCCAGTATGACGCGATGCTGGAATACTACAACATTCTCGGTGAGCGAATCACGGCTTTCGGATTCAAGCCGAAAGTCGGAGCGGTGGGCGGATTTACAGATTGAGAGCTTGTTTGAATACCGACCTCCCCGGACCCGACAGGGTTGAAGTCGAAACACAATAGCCGGAATGGCAACGAGTATTCAACAAGAGCAACGGTGTGCATGGAGCCGCGCAGAGTCGCACCCTAGAGGCTTGCCCCGTGCCGACCAGCGCCCGACTTACATTTTGACCGACTCGAAGGGTGGCCGAAAGGGACCGATGAAACTGAGGCCGATCACGCTTAAAGAGGGCAATGACTTTGTGAAGGCTCACCATCGGCATCATGGTCCAGTTACAGGCTGGAAGTTTGGTGTAGGAATCGAAGAAGATGGCGAGCTCATCGGTGTGGCAATCGCAGGCAGGCCAGTATCGCGGATGACGCAGGCCAATGAACCTCGGACTATTGAAGTGACGCGCGTTTGCACTATCGGCCACAAGAACGCTGCTTCGATGCTCTATGGTGCAATTAGTCGAGCGGCATTTGCCCTCGGCTACAACAAAGTAATCAGCTTTATTCTATGCGAAGAGACAGGCCACAGTCTTAAGTGCGCCAACTGGAAATGCGTGGGAAAGTCTTCTGGCGGGAGTTGGTCAAGGCCGAGCCGCAACAGGCAGGACGATCATCCATTGCAAGGCAAAATGAAGTGGGCGTTGGACCTTCGGTGAGGGCAGTCCTGGAGGGTGAGAAAATGAGCGAACACGAATGGCAGCCGACCACCCGGGAAATCGGTCCTCGGGGCAAAGGAGGCGGGAAGTGAGCCGATGCAAGAAACATGATGTTGAACGCGAAATTATTCCCTGTGGACGGGGGAAGTCTTACGAGCAGTGCCCCAAGTGCCTCGAAGAAGATCGGGAGGCGTTCCGAAAATTACCGTTTACCGAAATTCGGAAGTCGAAGGACCCTCGATGACTCGCACGCTTGTACTCTCCGCCCTGCTGGTGAGAAAGGAAGAGGCCCTCGATGATCGACCCTGCGATTAGGCATGTCTTATCCACGGATGGTAAATGTCCCGTGTGCGGTGGTGAGCATTTCCATTGCGCTCGTGGATGTTACAACTGTGACGATCCCAACAATGAAATTCCTGTTTACGCGGTCACATACTGTAAGGCTTGCCGCCAGTCATTTTGTGGACCTTGTTTCGATACGCATAGATGCGGCGGTGTCCAATGATCGACCCTGCGAGTGAGACGGTGACGGTACAGATATTCGCGGCAGGCTTGGGGACAGTGATCCTATTCCTGGTTGTTATATTCTTGCAGTTGATACTTATATACGACCTCCTCCGCGACCGCTTGCCGAAGCCGGGGGAGAAAGGGGAACATTGAGCCAGTATGTGAAAATTCACGACGGTACTCCGCCGTTCAATGCGCCACATCTATGTGCATCTTGCCGATGGGCTGCAAACATTCGAGGCGTGTCCTTCACTTCGGAGATAACCTACTGCCAGCAATTTGGCCGAAGCGTGGGATTCAAGATCGTGCGGTGCAGTGCTTACGACGACAAATCGAAAACGAGCCTCGACGATATGAGGAAATCAGCGTTTTACCTAGAATCGAAAAATGGCCGTGTGATCGGTTTTGTTTCGGCCAGAGAGTATTTCAACAGGCAGGATGGCGATGTTCCGACGCAACAAGGGGAGCCTCGCCCATGACCCGACTCTCCCTAGCTGTGCTGGCCGGAGTGATGCTATGAACAAAACAGGCAAGCTCGATCTGACCGAACGGGAGAAAGTTTTCCTCGATTTCCGGTTTAACCTCGGCATGTCCCTCAAGGAAGTGGCCGAAAAAATGGGCATTGAGAATCACCGAACGCTTGGACCTTATCGAAGAAACGCAGCCCGGAAGCTCGGAGCGCCGGAAGGCATAAATTCCATCGAGTTTACCAAGTTCCTGCTCCGAAAGGGAGTCATTCATCTTTGAAAGATAAACCCAGGATTTACCATTTAAAGAAGTGTCCGAAAGTAGGCCCGATTCGTGTAGAATCTCTGTCGATGATGGAGATAATCAACTATAAGGAGCGCAATGAAAACTACGTTAAATCGATTGAAAACTTGTTTCGCCTTCTCGGTGGTGCTGGCAGTTCTGCCGCTGGTAGCTTGCACGGATAATTATAAGGCGTGCTCCCAGGTCGGCCAGACCATCGCTACCACGGTCACTTCCGCCGATAACACGGTCCTTTCCCTTGCCAAATCGGGCGCAATTTCGACGCAAGAATCCATCGATGTACTCGGCTATCTTGCATTTGCGAATCAGTCCGACGAATCATTCCTGAGATGCGCGAAAACAGCCCATACAAATGGCAATGTGGTCGGGTCCTACACAGCCTGCGTCAATGCGTTCATCGGCCAACTAAACACTCCATCCGAACTCGCGCTTATCCACGTTTCCAATGCTAATTCACAGGCCCAGGTACAGACCATCATTACCGGGATTCAAAGCGGCATCACACTTTTGCAATCTAGTTTAGGAGGGGCCTGATGTCCACTTCACCGACAGGAGTTAATCCCGTGAGCCTTGCTATTACTCTCGCGCTTCAAGCTCTTTCCTATGTACTGACTTTGATCGCGCAGCTTAAATCGGATTCCGGTGCAACCGATGACGCGATCAATGCAGCCGCTTTGACGGTCTGCGGAACCAACGATGCTCTTTACGAGCAGATGATAATGGCTCTTAAGACACCGACCTCGACGCCACCAGCGTCCTAGACGTTCGAGAAGCACAGCCCGGCGGGGTCGGACGATGGGCCGAGAATCCGACCCTTAGCCGTAAATTTTATTGAGGCCAAATCACAAACTAGGAGAATATCCAATGCGAAAAGCTCTAGCGATTGCTGTTTTCCTGACCGTTATGTCTTTCGGTGCCGTATCAGCTCAACAGGGACCACCACCGCCCCCATGTTCACCGGGACAGCCAGGTTGCCCTCCTCCGCCTCCGCCGTGCCCTCCGAACTGCGGCCACTAGGACCCTACAGCGTCCCACACTCCCTGTATGCCGGAAGAAGCGTATAGACTCGATACTTCGGCATCCGGGGAGGCCGGGAATTTACCTGTCATTTGGAAATGGGGCCAGTCGGGGAATGTTCTCCACTGAGAGCCACTATCAAGACCGAGCGATTCCCCAACGGCAACAATTCTCTTCCAAGCAGGGTGATTGATGTCCCAGTCGGGGATTCCAGCGTCAAACGGTGCAACGTCAACGGCGAGTCCGTAATTGTGGTAACTGTCACCCGGTTTTGCATCTGTGACCACCTTTGATTGATCGACTATATTACCGTTCGCGTCCCGGCCCTCGGCATAAAGCGCGGCTTGTTCAGCCCAGGAGCGTAAAGATTGAGTCACCCGAATTTCGATGTTCTCGGTTTCCAGCATCTGATACATCTGCCGTATCTTTTCGGCCAGCGGAGGATAAACCTCTCCAAGCCGTGACTCTGAGATCGCATCCACGCATCACCCCGATCAGAATGAAGATTGAAAAAGCACAAACAGTGACAAATCCGCCAAGATAGAATCCGGTAATAAACTCAGCCGCCATTGGGACCAAGTTTATCAAATGCCTCGCGTGCTGTCTTGCGTAATTGTGAGGCTTCTTCGAGACGGTATTTCCAGTTTTGCACGTCTCTGGAAGTAATCGGACTGATCGGGACAACCAGCAACATCTTCATGATTGGCTTGAGAACCACAAAATAAACAAGCCCACCGCCGCAAAGACACCCTAACAGAAAGGATGCCGCCAGTGATGGGTTAACGAAAGGCACTCAGCGCCTCGATTCGAGTTTTTCGACGCGGCTTTTTAGGCTCCCGACTTCCTGAAGGAAAAGCTCGGTCAAGCGTAGGTTATCCTTTGCGAACTGTAATACTAAATCCTGGTTCTTTTCCATGATGCCTTTCATGGCCTCAAGGTTGGTCAGACGAATGCGGATTTCTCCACGTTCCTCGGCCCGTCGTTCATTATCGGAGGTTACACCGTTCGTGCCAATACCTTTTTTCTGGTAGAACCAAAAGAATACACAGAGAAGTATGATTGTCGCGGCTGTTGCTTCGCTAAGATTACTAATCGCATCCCAAAATCCGATTGCCATCATGCTCACTTCCGACCCCTCGGAAAATCGGAACAACGATGCTCGGCAAAGGCTTTGTCCCGTTCCCGCTCCCATACTATAAGCATTTCGTCAACCGTTTTACAGTCGGCAATATGCGCGTCGAAATGCGGACACTCCCAATCACATTCGGTGCATCCCCAATGAGCGTGTCCTTGCTGGACAATCCATATCGTCCTTCGCATTTAGTAACGATGAAACACCGGAAATGGTTGCGCCATGCCGAATAAGAGGCTCAGAAGGTAGAGCAAACAAACCACTACGACAATAACTACTGCAATCTGCTTGAATGGTTCTGGGAGTGGCAGAAGGGTGACGACCCAATAGATCAGGCCAAGAACGATCACCATTACCAGAATCGAGAAAAGAACTTCCATTTGAACCTCCTATTTCAACCAATACCTGAAAGCAATCTGGATGAGAACCATAAACCCGGTGATGAGTGCGCCGAGCATCCACATCCTGCCTTCCATGTTGCTTTTCCACAGTTCTGTTTTGGATACTTTGCCCTCAAGCTCCCCGTGCCTTGCATCGAAGGTATCCTTCCGCATGAAAATGTTTCTTTCCTCATTGATCTGGGCCCGAAACTGATTCATTTCGTCGAGCCTTCGTTCAATGTCCTTCCTTGCCAGTCCGATAGCTTCCTGCTGCGCGGTATAGCGTTCTTCGAGACGCGCAATTCTTACTTCCGATGAATCATCGCTCATTTGATTGCTGCTGCTGGAACCACCACCGCACCTGTAGAGTCCACTTTCACCGGAGTTGTTACCCCGGTCGGTACTGTCGTGACCGAAACTTTATTGACAGTCGCTTGGTAGATCGTCTCCTGTAGAGCGAACTGGTTGAGCCAATGCCACAGGCCGATTGCCAAGCCCCACAGCGTCGGGATCGTTATGAGTAATCCCCGCGTCTGAGGATTCCAGGTGTAGTTGATCCCGATGGCGACAGCAGCGGCGGCTACCACACTCACCGCTCGACTGATAGCCGCGCTGCCGTGTTGAAGCCAAGGAAACCAACTCGCACTTTTAAGCCGTTGCATGACATAGACGACAACGGCGGAACTGGTGAATTGCGTTGCCAGAATGTTTGAAACTGAATTGCCGTCCATGGACACTCCTATGCGATTTGCGTGATCGAAAGACCTGTCAATGCAACCGGAACAGCCGGAACCGTCACAAGAACTGCATCCTGAAGAACGCTGCCCCCTGTGAGTGTGTCCACTACCGTGAGTGTAAATGCTCCGCCTGCTGAATTGACACGGGTAACCTTGATAGTATCTCCTGTCGCATCGCTGTTAGGAGTTTCGACTGTCGCCATTGTCACGTCCGAAGAAGTCCATGCCGGAATGCTACCAGCAGGAAGTACGGCAGACGATGGGACGGGACCAACCTGAAAAATTCCAAGACCTGTTACCGGATCGAGCGTGTTATTCATTTTGTGTCTCCCTTTATGATGTATCTGAGTGATTTTTAGACCTTTTAGTTCATGGGGGTGCCTGCGAAAAAATCGTTCTGCTTCTTCGAGATATTTCTTGAAATCCATCCTAATTTGCCGCCTGTTCCGCCTGTGCTCCCATAGCATCCGACACCAAAAAAACGATTGCTGTTCCGTTCGGGACAGTGACCTCCTCGGCAAACGTCCCGGTTAGCGAGGAAGTTAACCCTTGGTTGATAATTTGAGTGCCATTCGAGAAGGAATAGGTCTGTTCCTCCGAAGT